GAAGCAGAGCAATATTAAGTGGCTTAAGTTGTATTTCTGTGCCATCCATCAAGGATACTGTTTGCTTTTCATGTACTGTTGTCGTCATTTATTCCTCCGTTATCGACTTTTCCAATTATATCACACTGGAACCTTATTAATCTATCTTTTCGTAGTCAATGCCCATGCCTATTCCAAACCCTGCCTGTTGAGCATTTATACCTTGTAGCGCTAATATATCTTTAGAATCTGTGGCCTTACCTTTGCTAAATACCCTGGCCTTCATATCTTCCCAGGCATTATTTTTATTTGACTGTTTATCTAAATCTACGCCCTGTAATGCTGCATTAAATTTTTTATTATCATAGTCTAAATCTCTTTTTGTTGATAACAATAATACTAGTTCTGGCATAGATATGGACTCTTCAAGTTCCTCAAAATTTTTCCAGATTCCAGTCATAAATACTTCAGCCTCTAATTTAGGCAAGTCCATGGTCTCCCAACTAGATCCGTCATCTTTTGTTTTTATTGATGATTCTTTCTCTTCATTATCTTTTATTTTTACATCAGCGCAATACTCTAATATCTTATATAAACTTTGCATATCAAAGTCTAGTTCTAAATCTTCTTTTGTTTTATATTTTCCTGGCCTAAATTGTTTCATTGCTATAACTGAACACTCAATTAAAATATCTATAGATTCATCATTATCTTTTGCATTTTTTACCTGCTCAAATTTGTCCATAAATTGCTTCATGTATTTTATTTTAAGCGGAGAGATTTCAATTACATCCCCAGATAATGTTTCTATATATCCAACTTCATATACATTTTTAGCCATTAAACAATTATAGCAAACAGAAAGGCCCAGCCTTTTCAAATATGACTGAGCCTTCTGTTTTTATTAAGTTGTATTATGATTCTGGACTTACAGTACGATCAATGATCTTACCATAGGAGCCTGTGCTGTCTTCTGGAAGTAGACGGAATGAAACTTCAAACATTGTAGCCTCATCACGCTTTGCAGAAACAGTTACATTTTCAATCGAGAGTGCACGATATGCGACATAGATGCGTTCCAAATTGGAACCCTCTTCGCAATCGCCAGTTCCAGGACCAACAGCAACAAGACCACGCTCAACTGGGCATTCGCCTAGAGAGCCTGACTTCATGTTGAATACTTGGCCTGCTGTGGTTGCTTTGTCACCAGAAATATCAGAAGTAGCGCCTGCTACTGCGATAAGTAAGTTTTCTAAAGTTGCTTCAGCAAAAGTGGTATTTAGGTTTACCTGCATACCTTGCTTATATAACTTAGCAACGTCAAGAATCTGGTCAACTTGAACCTCACCAAAGTCTGGCTGGAAAACGAGTTCCAAACCATTCATGGTGTAACCAATATTGTCAAAGCCTGCCTCACCCTCAAGTGTGGTTACATAGGCTTCTCCTTCTACTGGTGTTGGGTTTCCACCCACTGCCAAAGGTCCATCGTAAACGAAGACCTGGGCTGCACCGACGATAATATTATTACTATTACCTAGAGCCATTTATTTCACCTCTTTTTTTTCTATAGAATAAAAAGGCGTGTTTCCTCAGTATAAGTATACAGCCTTTTATGACATTAATGATGTATCTTGATGATATTCAAAGTCGATAATTATCTTATTCCCGCCATAAGTGCGGGCTGTTCCGAAGTCTATAATATCTCTGACTTCTTCTAATTGATATATTTTAAATCTATGAAAATAGAATTTACAAGTCATTCCGTCTATCTCTTTGCCTTTAGTCCAGGCATTAATTTCTGCTGCCGTTTCATCTTCACGATCCATCAATCTTAAAACCTTTTCTTGAACCTGGACCATTTTTTCTGTAACTCCAGCCTCAGTTCCATAAAAATAATATAGAACTTGTTCTTGTTTTATGTGAGGGAAAGGAGATCTCCTCATCCTTATTAGTCTATCCCATGTTGCCATAACTCCTGAGAAAGCAAGCCTTTGTGATTCTGCCGTAAGATCTCCCCCATAATATTGAGCGGGAACTGTAACCCATGTTTCAGTTAAGTCATCAATGCTTGCTGGCATAGCAGGAAAAAATGGAACACCAATTCCAGTATCCAGACCAATTTTTTCTTGTAGATATTGATTAATCCATAAAGTTGGTGTATTAAATACTGAAGTTGATTCTGCCATTATCCTACCGCCTTTATATTAGCAATCCAACGATATCCTGTTTCGATACCCTTGCCTCTGCCAAGTTTAGCACCTGATTTAAGATTCTTCTTGTAGGCTGTTGGATTTTCGAAATCTTTGAGCATACCGCTTTTACGTAAAAATGTTTGTCTGAAATATCTGCTAAAGAATGAATCAAATACTTTCTCAAAGCCACGCTCTGTTGCACCACCAGGATTATTAACTACAACTGGTTGTCTAGTAAATACTTCTTCTCCATCTACTTCAAATCTTAGAGCCTGTGCATTTTTTGGTTTAATAATAACTGGCTGACCTTGTTCCATCACCATTGCCTTATTATAAAATGGCTCTCTAGATCCATCTTTAACTGATGAAGATTGTCTAAAAGAAGATCTAAAAGAAAGACCAAGACCACTCAGCGTATAGTCTATATCAAATAATCTTGCGTCTGGACTTCCAACCTGATACCATTCATAAACATGATGCAAAGTTTGTGGGCTAACTCTGGCGTTTGAATCAATATATTGCTTAAGCAATTCAATGGTATCTCTTCCTAGGTTATCTAGAAATACCCTTTTTCCCTTTTGAACTCCATCAAGAAAGCCTGTAGAATAATTAATAATATTATTCATTTCTTTTCTGAATAAATTGCTATCTAGTTTTACGGCTATCATATATCACTTGCCTGATTTTCTGACCTACGAATAACAACATTATAATATTCAACATTTCCAAATGGTCCAACAAATGGATCTTGTGATGCTATTTCAAATATAGTAGATTTGCCAGCACGTGGGCCTGATGTTTCTAGATATATCTCATTGCAATTTTTATCTTTAATGTTTGTAATAATAACATTTGTAATTGAGTTACGAGCCTCTTCGCTAGATATTCTAATATCTGTTCTAACACGACCTAATAATATTTTTTCTTGTGTAATATTAACATTAGGAGTAACTTCTTCTTTTGAAGCAGATCCTGCAGCAGCAAAAGAGCATGCTATTGTTCTATCTAATATCCATGTCTTTTTAATGTTTCCGTATGTACCCTGCTCAACTACTGGGTGATATACATCTGCTTGCATAGGAAATGCGAAGTCTGTAGTTTCGCATATAGCCATTACAGTACTCCAACGAACTCAATCGGTTTGCGGTACTTATCAAGGATTTTATCTACAATCAAATTGCCAGTACCTTCAAATACTGCCTTATCAAATTGAACTCTAAACTGATCTGTATTATATGAATTAATATAACGCTTATAATAATCTAATTTACCGCAATCAATATCATGAATTAGTAATTCTGCTGCCCTCTTGATATCTGCAGGAACTTTGTGATATCCAACCTCTAATGTAATTCTATAATCCCATCCCTTGGGAAATCCTCGTGCAGAATAGTCTAGTTCTGCAATATCTGTTGGTGAGGCGGGTAGCAGAATACGAGCAGACTCATCTCTATTAATTGCATCGCTATATGTCATTGTAATAGCAGATTTGTCTGCAATAATTTCAAATTCACTAACAGAATTTTCTAAATCACTTGCATCATAAAGTAGCACATTGTTTTCATAAACTTTAATTACATCTAGTGCATCTACCCATATTGGTAAATAATCTACCCCAAGACCTGTTGTTTCAATTATTCTCTTTTTAAAATAAAAATCTACGTCGCAAACAGAGTCAATAATTGCTCTGGCTAATTCTTCATTTGCTGCGTATGCTGCAATCTCACTTGCAGTTGTTCCATGCTCATTTGGATTTACATATGGTCTTACTACATCAATATATGTATCAGATCCATCTACAGTTATTTTATATTCTGTATCATATTTAGACGACAAAGGTATTTCTACCTTGCTTCCAGAACTCGAAGTTACTGTCCCAGTTGATTCAGAGAGATCCGCCATATCTACAATAGTGTAGTCATATTCGGTAGATGCTTCAGAAACATCCAGCGTTACGGATAAATCATATGGCGGAACTCTAAGAATTTGCATTTAGCGACCAAACTCCCTGGCTACTTCTTCTGGTGTGGCAATTCGAATATGGTCACGAGTTGCCCATTGTTCAGCCTGTTCTGGTGTAACAATATTGTATCCTCGTTGTACCTTACCAACTCCACTCCAACTTACATTTTTAGTTGAATAAACTGCAACTGTTTTTTCCTGCTTTTTTGCAGGAGCAGGAGCAGACTTCTTGTATGTGCGTGGTGCTTTTGTGACACCAATAACACCATTAGATACTGATCCAATGCCCTGAATTTCTTCAGAAGCAGACTTGCCAAAATCTGAAGTTGTTATTGCATCATTTGTTTCTACAGCCTCAACAATTGAAGCCTCGATATTATTTTCTGCAGCAACTTCTTCCACCTTAGTTTCAGGCATAGGAGCCTCAACGACTGGCTCTTCAGCCCATGGTGCTTCTACAGTAACTTCTGGAGCAATAAAATCTTCTGCTGGCATTTCATTATTAAAAGTATTTTCTTCCATTATTTAACCTCCTATGTGAACTATTATAACAGAATACTAAAGATAAGAGGGGGAGGAGATTAACCCCTGCCCCCTCTCAAAGGTACTAATTCAGATTATGAATCTGAAGCAGCGTCAGCGTATGCAATAGCGTCTTCTTCTTCCCATTGAATACCGAAGCGGACGAATACAGTGTATTCAATTGTGTCCTTCTTCGCTACGTATTCACGGTTTACAACGATATCACGCTGGAAGCCCCATACACGGTTCTGAGGGAATGTCAAATCGACAAATCCATCTGGATAGTAAGGAACTTCTTGTACATCGATACCTAGAACACGTGTTGTACGTGCTCCACCGAATGTCTGTGCTCCACCATCAAGGTATGCTTGACGGTTTGCAGAGGTACCAGAAACACGGCCACTGAATGCTTCAGCAACTGCATCAGCAAGTGTTCCGTTATTCTTTACGATACCTGCGAAGGCATCTGTACCTGCGTAGAACTTAAGGTTGTTCTTGATTGCACGATACTTACGTGGCATTGCAAGGATAATATCCTGCATTACCTCTGGAGTCCATGCATTATCAGTAACAGTAACGACTGCTTCATGAGCGTCGCCTTCTGTTTCCTTCTTTACGAAGCCGTCCATGATGGACAAGAATGGTGCGGTTGTACCGTCACCATTGATCGCAAGATCTTCAATATCGTTAGCGAATGCATTTGTCATCAAGCGTACGAGATGATCTTCTAATGCAGCCCCCTCGACATTGTCTTCTAGTGCTTCTGCAGATACTTCCCAATCAAGACGTAGTTTCTTGGTTGTAAGTTCTACCTTAGAGAAGGTAGCGCCAGTGTTTGTGTAGTCACCGAGTGCTTGTGAAGCAGCACGGATAACACGCTCACCAACGTTAACTTTCTCAAGTTCCATAGTGTTTGCTCTCATCGTCACACGACGACCATCTTGGGCGAGAACGGTAGCATCCCAAACGTAGTCAATAAAACGACGTGCCTGTTCAGGGCGTAGGATTCCGCTTGCAGCATCACCCGAAGGATTTACGGCATTTGGACCAGATGTAACACCAAAGTTCGCATTAGGGATGTTTCCAAGTGTATCTGCACCTGGATCTGTAACACCACCAATACCACCTGAAGCGAAAGCGCCTTGTCCCTGGTATAGACCAGGTGCGGTTCCGCCTAGTTCGCCAGATTCTCCTGGCTGGTTTTTCTTAATCTCTTCCGACATATTGTCACCTCCTAAGTGATTACTTAATTAAATAAGTCGGCTGTTTTGAGGAAACGTCCGCCCCATAGGGATTTTTCAACCATTTCTGGTTGCTCCTGCACGATCTCGCCTAGATCGCCAGACTTTCGGAATGCTGTATCTGCTTCTACTGCGTCAACACGCTTTCCAAACTTATTAACTTGTTCTGTTGTAGCAGCAATGTCTTTGGCGACTGCTTCAAGAGAACTTTTTACTGCGTCTGTATCAACCTTTGAAGACTTAAGCATTTCTACTTCTGCCTGCAAAGACTTAACAGTTTCAACTAGATCGCTAAAGGCTGATGTAATTGTGTTCTTGATTTCAGCAACTGCGTCAACAATTGCTTCATCTGACTTAGATACTTCTGTAGTAACTTCTACTGCAGGAGCCTCAACAGTTTCTTCTGCCTTGGCAACTTCTTCTGTTGCTGGAGTCTCATCAGACTTTTCAGCAACTTCTTCTGCAACAGGAGCCTCAACTACGGCATCTGCCTCTGGAGCGATTTCTTCTGACTTTGTAACTTCTGTTGTTTCTTCAACAACTGCTGTTTCTTCTGTCATAGGATTTACCTCCTTCGTTATCTTAGAAGTATTAATGCCTTTAGCACTATCTACTAAGAATTTGACTATATCCATTTTTTCGTTGTCTTCTTTTTCAACGAAACCTATATTCTTCATTTCATTTCCACTAACTGGACTTGTAACTGTTTCTTGATCTGAAACCATAACAATGCCTGACTCTTCATCATAAAAAACATTTTCTAACTCAACATCTTGCCCCTTAACAACATCTACTCCATCTACCTTTTCAACAGACATGATGTTAGCAAATTGATTTGCTGGGGAGTCTACAAGACTCAACTCAACAAGATCATAATCTTTAATAATTCTAATTGTGGAATCTGATTTCTCATCATAGCCATCATCCCACTTATTCATTCTACCGCCAATAGAAAATCCTGTATATGTTCCGTCCAAAACTTTTTCCCATGCATCTTGTGCACCCTTTGAAACATATGCTGAAACAAAAACTCCATTATAAAACTTTTTAGTTTCTGCATCAAAATATCTATCTTGCTTAAACGAAACCATTTTACCGACAGCAGATGGTTGATGCATTTCACGAATATTTCCACGGAAAGCAGAAAAGGCTTTCATAGAAGCCTCTGCTGTTACTATATCTCCTTGCTTATCAACGTTATCAAGTGAAGCAAAGCCTGAGACGATACGTCTCTCTTTATCTACCTTCGCAAAGGGAAGGGAAAGGCGAACACTGTCGCCCTCTGTATTCCAATGGGCTTTTGATATAGTCATACTAGTATATATTATAGAGCCTTTTTTACACAAATGTTAATAAACTGTGAATAAACTTGTGGATAACTATGAAGTAGATCTACCCTCGCCTTTTGGGTTTCTTCCACTAATTGTGGCTGCCCCATCGGACTGATTATTCATTCGTTCTCCATCCCTCGCCCTCTCTGCATCTGGCTTAGGCTGGAAAGGCTCATCTCCCCCCTCCCTTTGTGGAAGACCCAAGATTGACCTAGCCTCATTTGGAAGCATAACTTGAGTCTTAACATATCTTTCCAAAATTTGAGATTGTGCTATTTCATCGGTCAGGGTAAGTTCTTTAAATTTTAAAACAAGTACATCTGTTTTTTCTTTAACAATCTTATTTAATATTTTTTCTAATTCTTTTTGGGCTGGACGTGCTACCTGCTCTTTAAAGGTGCGATCTTGAGCCAATGCTGCTGCAATAGCCCCAGAATCTCCTCCGCCTATCTTTGACAAAGGAACTTGATGTGCTATTAAAATATCATCTCTATTTTGCTTACGATACTTTTCAAAGGATCCCTCTTGTACTCCATTTTCAATTGGCTCCATCTTAAAGTCAACTTTGTTTGTATCGCTATCCCCTGGAAGAGGAATATAAAGAGTTCTATGAGACTGTCCTTTAAGTCCCGTTTGTAAAAACCTAAACATCTTATCTTCAGCATCTGCAGAAAGTCGTGCACCCTTTAGTGTCACAACATAACGAGGGACAGCCTTATTGCTAAAGTAGTCAATGTTATATTGTGACGCTAACTGGTCTCCATGGAGCGAGTTTATTGCCGACATTATATCTGGTACACCATAAAAAGTATTTAAAGGCGAATACTGTTTAAAGTGTATGATTTCATTAGGCCTTGGATCTGAAGTTACTGGATTAGCATTCTTCGCACCAAAGTTTCTAAAATAAACAACCTTTTGTCCAATGATTTGAACAAATCCGTCACGTAGTCTACGAACACGCATTGTGGTTGCTGGTATATGTCCAATATATCCAATTTCACCACGAGTAGTTCTTCCTATTTCTAGATATCCATTTCCAACTGCTTGAACATCTGTGTAAACCTTCATCATTGTTGTTGTAAATGAATCATCATCATTTAATGACTCTATCCATTCGTGCATCTCAATCTTTGCACGTTCAATTCTATTCCTTGCTCTTTCTACCTGTCCAGCATCTTTGTTAGACTCTAAGCGAAGCATTGTACTTGGAGATACTTCAAAATCATAACCTAGGCCAACAATGTTTTCTACCTTTGCATCAATTGCAGCATGATTAGCAAAAGATGTGTCATAATAATTTGCAAGTTCGTAAACGTTCCATGGTGGAGTAATTACATCAAATAATCCATACCCATTACGATATACAGTTCCTGGATTAATTTCTTTTGACTTTGCATCACCAATACCGTGCTGCTCTGCCCTAGCACTATCAAGATATCCCTGAGTAGGATCATTAGGCATTGCCTTTTCTACTAATCTAGATGTGCGTCTTTTAAAATTATTGTCCATTCCAGAATATGATTTTAATTCTGACCATGGTTTGTTAAATGGATCTTCATTTTTAAATTGATCTAATGGATTAAAAAGATCATCTATCCTAGCACCTATAGTAAACTCTTGACTATCTGACATTAGTCTTCAACTCCATACTTTTTAATTGTTTGCTGTGCTGCATGTACGGCTCCAAGATCATTCATGTTTGGAATAAGTCCTTCTGCCATTCTTTGTTTTTGCTCTGCGTACTCTTCATCACTTACTCTGTTAAGCCCTGCAAAAAATACAGCCTCTCCGTCTGGCTCGCCATAATGGGCTGCCACTTTCTTTAATTCTGCTATTTTTGATATATCGCCCTTCATGGAAGGTATATTTAATACGTTGCCCTGGCCGTCTGTAAACCACTTTCCATTTTGTTTTTTCCAGACATATATGCCCCAGTCGTACATCTTATCGATGACTTTAATCTTTGACTTACCAATTTGGTTAGGATTTTTCTTTTTCATTACCAATAGTATACCATATTATACTGGGTCTGATATTTGTGATTGCCATAGCAGGTCTTTGAATACTGAGTATTCGTACTCCTGAATACTAAAAACACGGTCATCATCAATAATTATTTTATTTGTTCCTGTATACGCCTTATAAAGATCAGATGGATTTACTCCATAATAACTAACTGAGGACTGGACTAATACCCCTTGCCACAAATAATATTGATTCCAGTACTCCCAGTCAAACAGTCCTTCTAGGGCAAACTTTACCCTTGCCCATGGCCTTTTCGTTACAGACTGAATTGCCTGAAGATTTGTGGTCTGATAATAGGATAGGCTATTAAAAATAATAGGACCATTTATCATAATAGATCCAGCGTATGACTTAAAGTTTAAAATACTTGGGAAGCCTATGCCTAGCATCGCCCATTCATTAATATTTAATATAGGCTCCTTAACAATTTGTCCATTTAGATAAAATACAATACCATCATATAATGCACCAGTGTTTCCATCTATTGCATATATTTTTGCCCTTTTACCAGTTGGGTGATTTGCTACCATATAAAATTTAATAACTTTATTTTTTGCATTTATTTGCATAACCTTTGTTGGTGCATATGGGAAAAAGTCTCCATTAAATCTAATCAAAGATTGCATTGCCATAACTTCGTAGTTCTGTGTTTTGCTTGAATTAACTGGTATGGCTACTCCACGATTAATAAGTGGATCATAGTCTCCCCGCATTTCTAGCCCTGAGTATCTTGTCAGATATAAGTAAGGTGATGACCCCTTGTATATGGTGAAAGGATTTTTTGCTTTATAATTATAATAATATCCATTGTTAACATATGGATAAACATTAGTACCAAATCTGGTACCAACATTGTTTGCTGTATTGTAATTAAATGCTTGAGATGCCAACTGTAGATTTTTAATCTTTACTGGCTGATATTTAATTCCATCTACCTCAAATTCTAAATGTACTACTATTGCAAGATCATTAAAGTCGGCACCTTTGGGTGGATAAATAATTATATTATCTACAACTTCATATTTTGTATTTATCCATTCGTCCCCTGGAGAGATTACGCCATTTTTAGGAACATCTTGTGTGTTTGCAAAAAATCCATTAGTTGCGTTTGCCCCAGTCTCCAAATATTCAAATGTAATATATGTTTTTAAAATTGCATCTGAGGTATCATAAGAATAAGTTTTAATAGATTTTTCTGCTAAGTCTTGATAATCAACATATCCAGTATAAAGATAATTGTCTAATGCCTCATAGGTTCTTTGAACTGGATAAGAATATTCTGCTGCAAGTTCGGAATAAAGCCATCCATCTTCACTTATAGATTCTGTTTCTTTAAATTTTGTTGGTGCTGGATAATTTATGTTAAACTGTATAAAGTCTAGACCAAACTTACTGTCTCCATACTCATCAGTTATATACTGCCCAAAATATGACAATGGAATATAATCTTTCCAAGATCCCCGAATATCAACATCTAAGTAAAAACTATCAAAATAGTTTTTAGGCGTTATTCCACAACTTGGGTTATGACTTGAAAGTTGGCTTGTCAAAAATGCGGAATGAGATCCTCCATCAAGAACATATTGCCAAAACTGCTGATCTGCGTCTCCACCATCATACTCAATTGTTGGACCATATAAACTAAAAATATTTTCGTAATCTTTTGGTACTCCAAATAAATTGAATAAGTTTGAAATATCTTTTACATTTTTTTCAGAAGAAAGGCCTATCTTATATATGTTACCAGTAAAAGTTTTTGTAAACTCTTTTGTTCCACCAATATACATAGAAAGATTAGGGTTTGTAAAAAATGAAGTTACATCATTTCCAAAGTAATCTCTGAAGACATCTATTTCAACACCTACGGCAAAAATTTCATCATCTGGAATAGATAAAGCCTCATATATAATAATTGGACTTTCTTCTCCATATTTAAGAATATAATGAATGTCATTTCCAACAACTTCTATAGAAAAGTAATTGGATGATTGATCCTCTAGCCTTATGAGCACTTCTGTACCTAGATATACTGATGATTTTTTAAATAACCCATAAAAAGCATGAGGAACTTGTCCGTCTATAGCAAAATTATTAAAATATAAATACGAATTAACATTATCCCAATCTCCAGAAGGCCTAAGATCTAAGAATAATGATTCTTCATTTTGAATTACTGCACAGTCTGTAAATAGATCAGATTGTGTTTTAGTGATATCATCTATAAATATTTCTGGAGTGGAAAATGCTGGAGACTTTAGGTAGTTATCTTCAACAATAACATTGTCTAATGATGCTTGACTCCATGAGCCTAGATCTGGATAATTATAATTTTTTGTATAATCTGCAAAAGCATAATCAAACAATACCGTGCTTCCGCCATAAGATGCATTTAGGTTTTCTGGATACTGAACGCCCTGGCCATACACAAACCTTCTTTTTGCAACCAAGGAAGGGACAAGATATGGATAAATTGCCACACAGTCTAATTCCACTGGCTGAATATCTGTATAAGCATAAAAACCTATCCAGTCTTGATCTTTATCAAGTTCATTTAGTTTGTCGGGCAAAGATAGACTTGAACTATCCAAAACTAAATTTATAATTTCTTCTCCATTTAAAAGTATTGTAGATAAGTTTGTGGAATACCTCCAGTGGATTAGCATTGGCCTTTCCCATTGTCCTACATAATAAGAAGAATATTCGTTGTTAATTTTTAATATTAAAAATGGTCCGTCTAGATAAATACCATCTGTAGAGCCTATTGGCCCAACTAATCTTTTTGATACTGAGGAAGAATTGTTTGTTCTTAACCAAAACTCTAAAGTAAATTCCTGATATCTTCCGCCATTAGACAGCATGCCATTAGAAGGTACTATTACGCTTGGCTTGTTTCCGTTGTCGTATAACTTAGTTACATTTTGAGATCCAAAAACCATTGGAACTCCAAAATTTTTAGCAGTTAAAGAATTGTCTTTTATTAGGTAATATCCAAAATCTTCAGATAGTCCGTATGCGGATGCCTGCACAACATCTGAACTTTCTAATGCAATATTAGAAGGAAGAGTTATTGGCGTAACACCTAGAGAACTTGATTGAAATTCTTCTGCCCATTGACCTATAGTTACTCCGTTAATATAAAATATATAATCTGACAATTCTTCTGATGTACCTAAATAATTTATTTTGATAACCAGTCTTATTGTAGAGTTTTCAAATTGAGGACTAAAAGTTTCTGAAAGAAAATACCATCTATCCTTTAATGATGCGTCATATGTTTTTAAAACATCAACATATGCTTCTAGAGCATCATCATAATACCTATATCCAATATCAATACTTAGGGCATATGGGCTTGCAGTATAAAAATAGGATCCTATAGAAAATGTTTTAAGAATTTGATTTAAATTATCTACATTGATTATTTCTGGACTTACCAGCGTCATAGAAAATGTTTCTGACAATACCGATGTTGGAGTAACTTTATTAATTATACTATCTGGAAAAGGTGCATCTAAAAGTTCTTCTGTTTCAATAGATGATCCATTGTCTATTGACCATAAAGACATATCTCTGTTTGATTCAGATATTAGTGATACATAGTCAGCCTGATCGTCTAGTGCCCACAAAAATTGCGGATGTTCCGCATATATTTTTTCAGCATATAGGTTTGATGGACTAGACATTATGGGTCTATTTTATCATACTGAGCGTGTTATCCATCTTGGAGATGTATATCGTATACCACTAGTAATTGGCTTTACTCCGTGAACAAAGTCTGGAGTATCTGGAAAACAAATAAGGTCTCCAGCCTCTGGCTTAATAGAAATGTCTAATTCTGGGAAATATATATCTCCGCCATCGTAGTTGTCATTAATATATATTAGTGTTGCTATATCGTTTGGCTTTGTAGAATCAAAATGCTCATGCATTCCGTATCCCTCTGAGAACCTAGCCAAATGTGTTTTAGAGTTGTCATACTCAAGAAAATTTCCCTCATAATTTTTAGATACAAAGTCCCAGACTTTTTTGCCGTATTCGTCTAAAATATTTTTAACATCTATATCTGTAAAATTAGCATGAAAAGTAAATTCTTTTTCATTATTACCATATTCTGTAAATAATAAATCGTTATCTTTAGCATACATATAAACATTTGTAGCATCTAATGCATTCATAAACTTCGGAACGTGTTTTACAAAACTATTCATCAAAACCCCTTTATTTCCCAGTCTTCCCAATTAGTCTCTTCATAAGAAGTTCTATTTTCCATCCACAACTGACCCTTTTTCCCCATCCAGGCTTCTGATACATACATAGATCCAGAAAATACTTTTGATATGCCGTGTAAGTTTTGTTCTAACTCTTCAAAGAAAATTAAATCTCCTGGATTTGCCTTAAATTTTTTCTGAATGTTTGGAAATATTATTTCTCCACCAACCTCAGCATTTTGCCATACTATATATGATCCATACGTACCTTTTGGCTTGGTATCTTGATTATGATGTGGTTGTGACTCAGAACCTTCTCCATATTTAGCAATATAATGCTTTGAGAACATTGGCGGATGATATTCTTCCTCATGCATATTCTGCACTTTTTCATAAAAATCTTTTGAGTATTTTGAAAATATTGCAAGAATATAATCTGGCATTTCTCCACGAGTATGTATGTCAAACATAGTATTGTTATTATTAAATAGTTTGTCATGCAATGGATCATGATTATCTTTAGTATTAAAATTGATTGTTTTTATATATTCTTGCACCGTTTTTACATCTTCATCATTAATAAAGTTTTCTATAATATACATAATTACCCTATCTTTATTTCACAAGCATCAGTTGTACAGTACATTTCTCCCTGTGCCTCCAAATTCTCTACTCCGTCATAAATAGCAGACCAGTCAATCTTCTTTATTTGGCCTATATAACTATTATACTCTTCTTCGGTTATTTGAGTGTATGGTTGCTGTGGATAAACCGTATTGCCCATAGGCAAAAATGAAACAGCCTTTAGTTGTCCTTCGTACATATGAAGAGCAGGCGCTACATGCTTTGCTTCAGTTTCTTTGTCAAATGAAAGCGTTACAGAAACGCCATTGTCAGACCAATATTTCTGAGCAGTAGCAGCAAGCGCAATTTTCTCAAATAGGGTAACATCTTTTTCAGATCTTGGATGTCCAGAGTGTACTGGGAAATATACGACAGTTGTATTCGCAGATACAAGGTCATCTTCCATTTTATATCCAGCAGCCTTGAACAAGTGAATCATTGGGTCAGTATTCCCAAATCTAATTGCTCTCAAGAAATAGTCTCCGCCTGGTGCCCAGTGAACTCCTGGCGTTGCGCCAGAAAGAATTGATACAGATCCTGATGGCTTAACAGTTGTGACTCTAATGGATTCACGAACGCATAGCCACTCTGAATATGAATGATCATATTTACGTATAGTATTGTATCCTTCGTCCATCCATTCACGCACAACAGGCAAGCCAAACTTGTCTGAGAATGAAGCAATACCTGTAAGCGATGTTCCAATACGACGATTACGCTGCATAATTCCATTTGTCTGCTGCCAGTGTGTTGGAATCAGCGTTACCGTCTTGCCATACAAATATGCAAACTTTAATGTACGTAAGAAATCCTCTTTAGACTCATGACGATTTAGGTGCACTTCAACCAATGTACATAATTCATATGACTCCAATGGCTGCTCTGCACATGGATTAAATCCCATAACTCGATAATCTTTTCCGTCTGGTGCATCTTTTAATCTGCCGTAATTTCTTGCCACATCAAGCCATATGAATCCTGGCTCTCCGTTGTTTATTATTAGATCTACATAGTCTTCGTACTTTGTACCTACCGTCGCAGAAATGGAGTTATTAGACATCCATGCCCAACCTGGTTTTTCTGGATCAAATGAATTGCGTTCTGGAAAAACCTCTGCATTCTTTAGATTCATAAAATCTTGATCTTCTGCCCCACCCAAAGCCAAGGTAGCAGATCGTCTAACATTTCCTGATACCACACAGGTACCAATAAGGTTTACTAGGTCTACTATTGCTCTTGAGTCTAGGGTTTCTCCAGCCCTACCGCCGATTACAGCCCTGATCTGCTTATGTAACTGTATAAGTGGTGCAGGACCGCTTGCGGTGCCTCCAAAACCCTTAATAGGGGCACCCAAAGGCCTAATGAGGTCATAGTTAAACTCCTGAATATACATATTAGGCTTTAAAAATGAATTGATAAGTAATCTAACAGACTCTACCCATCCTTCACGAGTATCTGGTATTTCATATACTTGTGGGGGTTCTGTTGGGCTATAAATTGACATTTTCTTTTCCCCGCCCAAAGTATCAAAGCCTACGCCTACACCCATCATAAGAGCATCCATTACCCAACCAAACAGTTGTCCTGGATCGTTGCGATCTATGTCCTTTGTAGAAACCATAGCGCAATTCTGTAGAGCAGCAGAGTTTTTCTTTTCCATAGTAAGAGCAGTACCAAAAGACCAAAGCCCTCTTCCTGGTGGTGTCCATTTTAATTCAAATAAACGCTGATAAGCCTCTTTAGCAGATGCTTGAGCCTTATAGTCATTCCAAGGAAGCCTATTTTCTTTAGCATGATTCTTCTGGGCTGAATACATGCCCTCGATTACTCTGCGACAAACCTCATGCCATCTTTCTTTAGTTCCATCTTCTTTCATACGAGAGTAGGTACGAATAAAAGTAATCTCTCCTAATGAATTACCCCCTGCGTCTGAAAAGCCGAAGGGTGGTTCTTTTATTTTATACTCATTTATGAACTCTTCAGACAAGCGAAAACTAAAAAAATCAGACATTGATTTGCTCCTTTAAAAACTGTTATTGCTTAAGTATACCAGAGTTTTTACTTTTATAAAACTCTCATGTTATTGTTTACGTTTAGATTTACTTAAAACTCATCTTTGACGAATGAATTTCTGGAGAACATCTTAAGCACATTGTTAGTTTTGCTCCAGTTACTGGACATTGTTCTGTTTTATTTTTATGT